ATGAGGGCGGTATTTCAGAAGTTGATGATTGTTAAAATAATTACTAAATTTGTATTTAATTAAATAAATAAAAATGAGCAAACTAGAGGAAAAAGAATTAAAATCTTTACAAGAAAATCAAGGGAAAATTAATCAAGTTGTATCTAATATGGGTGCAATTTCTATTCAAAAAATTAACTTAGAAAAGTCAAAGGAATCTTTACTAGGTGAATTAAAAAAAATAGAAGATGAGCAAAACGATCTTAAAAAAGAACTTGAGGAAAAGTACGGAAAAATCTCAGTTAATTTAGAATCTGGCGAATACGAAATTATCCCAGAACAAGAATAAATTATGGCTGTTATAAATGCCACTAGCTATTTATTATTAAAAGATACAACAGTTATTGGGCATTCTAAAAGCACTACATTTAGTGTTAATACTGATTTACCAGAATCAACTAGCAAAGATAGTTTAGGATGGAAAGAGGTTATCCCAGGGATTAAATCTGGAACTTTAAGCATTGAGTGTTTAACTGATTACACAGACACATTGTCATTTGATGATTTGGCTGATATGCTTATCACAAAAGAGAAAGCAACCTTTTATTTTAAAGACACTGTAAACCCTAAATTAATTGTAAGGGGTGAGGGGTTTATAAGCTCTATTGATGAAACTGCTGAGTTTGAAACTGCGACTAGTTTTAATGTAGAAATTAACCTAACTGGTATATTTACAATAACAGATCCTAGCGAGGGAAAGACATGGGATAATATATTTGACAAGTGGGAAGATATTGCTACAAACTGGGAAGATGTATAATTTTTTTATTTGTATATTTGTTTTAAATTTAAGTTAATTATAAAAAAAATATATTATGCCAACAGTCGGAGTATTTAATGGAACCAATTTATTATTAAAATTTGCAGCTGATGGTTCAGCACCAGCAGTTATAGGTCATTCAACATCTTGTTCACTTTCGCTTTCAAATGATTTGCCAGAAGCAACTACAAAAGATAGTGCTGGTTATCAAGAAGTTATTGCTGGAGTTAAAAGTGGTGAAATTAGTTTTGAGGGATTAGTAAATTATGATCATGCAAATAATGCTATTGAAGCAGCAGATCTTTTAATAGCTAGAACTAGAGTTGATTGGTCATTTGGAACTGGTGTATCTGGCGATCCAGTATATAGCGGAGAGGGGTTTTTAAGTTCAGTTGAAATGAGTGCTGAAATGGAATCACCAGTTAGTTATTCTGGATCTATTACAGTTACTGGAGCTATTTCAAAAGCATAACAATCCAATTTAATAAATAAATGGGTGTGGTTTAAGGAGCCATACCCTAATATACATACATTATGGCAAACAAGAAAAGAGGTTACTACACCTTAAAAATAGGCGGTAAAATGCGAACTATGCATTTTTCAATGAATTTCTGGTCAAACTTTACTGATGAAATGAACGTATCAATTGAAAAAATTGGTGATGTTTTTACTGATGGTATTGCTTTAAGCACCATAAGAGCTTTAATTTATTCTGGATTAAAAGCACATGATCAAGAGCAAGGCAACGTAATTGAATATAATATTTTTAAAGTTGGTGTTTGGCTTGAAGATTTAAACACAGAATCTTTTACTAATATTATAGAATCAATGATGCAATCAAGAATATTAGGCAATGATCTTAATATGGGTGTTGCTAGAAACATAAAAAAAACTACAAAAAAAACTAAAGAGGGAAAGTAAATTCCCAGTTGACCTTTGATAGTTTGTTAGATTTTTATATTGGTCAAGCTGGGATTCATCCAGATACTTTTTGGATAAACACTTGGAAAGAGAATCACTTAATGGGTGAGGCACACATGATTAAATGCAATTTGCAATGGGAACAAACAAGGTACATTGCGACAATGCTTTATAATGTAAATTGTCAAAAGAGAGGTCAAATGATAACCCCAGATAAATTGTTTCCACTGCCACAAGATGTTTATTTAGAGAGAGGTAAACCACAATCAACTAAAGAAGATTTTATTGATTTCAAAAATATTATAGAAAAGAAAAAGTCATTAAAATAGATGGCTTATTTTTTTTGTATTTTTACATAAAAATTTACTTATGAGTAATGATTTAAGAGTAAATCTTATTGGGGATGCATCCAAATTAAATGCATCATTAAACAAAGCTAGTTCAAAGTTAAAAGCATTTGGTAAGTCAGCCACAAGAATTGGAAAAGATTTATCACTAAAATTAACATTGCCAATTGGTTTAGCAGCAGCAGCATCAATTAAATTAGCTAGTGATTTTCAAGAAAGCATGAATAAAGTTGATGTGTCTTTTGGTAAATCAGCTAATAAAGTTAAAGAGTTTGCTGAAACAACACTAACACAATTTGGTATTGCTGAGGGTTCAGCATTAGACATGGCAGCTCTTTTTGGTGATATGGCAACCTCAATGGGTATATCACAAAATGCTGCTGCTAATATGAGTACATCAATGGTTGGTTTAGCTGGAGATTTAGCATCTTTTAAAAACATTGGAATTGATCAAGCTACAACTGCTTTAGCTGGTGTTTTTACTGGTGAAACAGAATCATTAAAAAGATTGGGAGTTGTTATGACTGAGGTTAACTTAAAGCAATTTGCAATGGAGCAAGGTATTCAAAAGAATATCAAAAGCATGACACAAGCTGAAAAAGTTAATTTAAGATACCAATTTATATTAGCACAAACTGGTAATGCACAAGGCGATTTTGAAAGAACACAAGAGGGAGCTGCAAACCAAATGAGAATATTTACAGAGGGTTTAAAACAATTAGGTGCTGATATTGGTGAAATATTATTACCAGCATTTACTAAAATAGTAAAATTTGCAAATTCACTTATTAAAAAATTTATAGGTTTAGACAGTACAACAAAAAAAATAATTGTAGTTGCCAGCTTGCTTGTTGCTGCAATTGGTCCAGTATTAATTGCAATTGGTACAATGTCTAGTTTAATTGGTGTTGCAATGACTGGTTTTGCTGCAATAGCACCAGTTTTAGTATTGGTAAAAGCAAAATTTATACAATTAACAGTTGCTATGATGGCAAATCCATTTGTCGCTATTGCAACTGCTGTTGTTGCTTTAACTGGTTATATAGTAACTATGGCTAATAAGATGGCTCCTTTAATTAGTAAGTGGGAAACATTTAAAAACATAATTAAATCTGGCGGTTCTTATTCTAAGTTTGCTGCATTACAATTAGCTAGTCAAGCCGAAGCACAAAAAAAATTAGATAAGGAAACAGAAAATAACGTTGAAACACTTGATACACAGACAATAAGTTTAGAAAACAACACAAAAGCAATAGAAGATAACGAACGAGCTAAAGTTGGTACTGCTAATGCTGGTTTAGGTGCTAAGCCAGTAGGTGTTGAAGCTATTGTTGGTTTAGCAAAAACTGGTACGGATCCAGCCACTCAATTAGCTAATAGTATTGGTAATGGAAATATTTTATTACAAGGTAAGTTATTAGAAACAAGAACATTATTAACCGAAAGCCAAAGAGAGTATTTAAACAATGCAGATATGTTTAATCAGCAGCTAGGCGGTATTTTTGAGGGTGGTTTAGAAAATTTAGCAGTTGGTATTGGTGAAGCATTAGGTCAAGCAATTTCAACTGGTGGCAGCTTAGGCAGTAAATTAAGTGTTGTTTTATTAAGTACACTTGGCGGTGTTGCAACACAAATTGGAAAAATGGCTATTGGTATTGGTATTGCATTAGAAGGTATTAAAGAGGCATTAAAAACCTTAAATCCATTTGTTGCTATTGCTGCTGGTATTGCTCTAGTTGCTTTAGGTTCCTTTTTCCAATCCAAATCATCACAAATTGCTAGTAATATGGGTGGTGGTCCTAAAGAATTTGCAAAGGGTGGTATTGTTTCAACACCAACTCTTGGCTTAGTCGGAGAATATTCTGGAGCAAGATCAAATCCAGAGGTAATAGCTCCCTTAGACAAGTTAAAAAATATGATAGGTGATAGGGGTTCATCACAAGTTCAAGTGGCTGGACAGTTTACTTTAAAAGGACAAGATTTAGTAGTTGCATTAGAAAGAGCAAACAACAATAGAAACAGAATTATATAATGGCATATAATGTTAAATATAGATTAGAGTTTTCTGATGATTTAGAGAATGGAAAAAAAATAGAAATATTAAAAAAAAATTATAGCAGCTCTGGCACAGTTTATCCTATTGTTGGAACTAAAGATCCATGCGAAATTAGCTGGGAAAGTAACGACAATTTTTATTCAGCAATTAAAGGATCACAATGTAATTTAAACTTTTTTGTAACTGATACAGTAAGCTATGATGATTTTTATTTATTTGATGAAAGAGAATATCAAGTCAAAATATATTATAAAGATGCATCAAATAACTATCAATTATATTGGATAGGGTGGTTGGTAGTTGATCAATTTAAAGAAGCAATTACTAGTACACCATATCAAATAAGATTAAGTGCTTATGATGGTTTAGGTACTTTGGATGCATTTGATATGACATTATACACTGATTCAGCTGGTCCATTATCAGCAAGGCAATGGATAACATCAACACTTGACAATTTAGATTTAGATCTTGATATTTATGTAAGTCAAGATATATTTATTAGAAACCCTGGATCTACAACTTATAGTTTATATGATGTAATGAACATAAATCCTTATGCTTTACAAAAAAATAAATTAGACATTAATAATGCCAAGTTTATATTAGAACAAATTTTAAAAATTACTAATGCTAGGATATTTCAATCTTTTGGTCGGTGGTATATAATTAATAATTCTAGCTATTCAGCACAAAGCATAAAAGATGCAAGCTCAACTACTGCTGCTGGTGGTACTGTACCAACTGGCATAAGAGCATCTGAATCAGCTAGTTTAGTTAGTAATGGCACAGAATCAATTAAATATATTATATATAATTATCAAGGCACATATCAATCAGCTACAACAGTTGATACTTTACTACAAGTGCCATCAAATTTACAGCCAATAGAAAATAGCTTATTTAAAGAATATTTGCGACCATTAAAAGAGTTTAATATTGAACATAAAACATCTCAATATTTAAGCACAAATTATATACAAAATTCTGGTTTTGAAAATGGCACTGCTGGTTGGACAACTTATACATCAACTGGAACAACATCACCAGGATCTATTTCATCAAATTTTGCAAAACAAGGCAAAAAAAGTTATCAAAACACACAAACACAAACTAATGAAACTGGCACAAGAAAAACCATAAGTAAAACAATTGATGCATACAATTCAACACATTTAGCTTATAAGTTTTTAGTAAATGCTTATTTTGATGCTAACTCTAATTCACAAGATTTAAGTTTTAGATTTAAATTACATTTAGCAGAAACTGGTCCTGGAGCTACACAAAATTATTATTACAAAGCAAGTGATCAAACCTGGACAACAACAGACACTGTTAATATACAAGATTCTAATTCAAAAAATACATGGGAAAATTTTACTTTTGATTTACCAACTTTTCCAATAACTGGTGAATTAACTATTGATTTATATGAACCCTATACACAAGTTTCTACTGGCTTAAATGGCATATATTATGATAATATAGAGTTAATTTATGAAAGATTTGAAAATAATAAAAGATCTAATTTTTTTGCTAGTATAGATGGTTTCAAGTACCAAAGAGTTAGAAGTACAAGTGATAATATTACTGGTGTTTTAGATTTACAAAACATACAATTATCACATAATAATTACTCTAATGCAATACTAAGCACAATTAAGGTTATACGACCTAGAGATAACAATGTAAATTATGAAACTACTCTTGAAAAGTTAGTTACTCAGCAAGTTATAAATGATTATAGATCTCATTTAATCAGATATGAGGGTAAATTATATAATTTACAAAAAACTCCAGTAGGTTTAAATAATAAAGTTTGGATTAATTTTGGAGCTAATGTATTAAGGGAGCCAGTCAGCTGCTATATAGATTCCATGACTTATAGCTTAAAACGTAATGCTTATAAAGTAGTCATGCATATACCAAATCAAAATGATGATGAAACTAGCGAATTTAAAGTAACTTTTTAAACTTTTTTCTTTTCCTTGTTTGCTGTGAAAACCCTCTGAGTTCTTATGCTTAGGGGGTTTTCTTTTTGTAAATAAATTAAAATAATTCTTTTATTTAAAAATATTTTTTTATTTTTACAAGCTAAATAATAAATATGGAATTTGAACTACATTTTAGAAATGAACTAAAAAGATTAACTGTTAAGGATGGTAATGAAGATAAACCAATGAGGCGATATGATGTTTGCAAGATCCTAGATTGCACCATGCCCACCTTAACAAGCAAAATAAGAAATCCAGGCACATTGACTGTGAATGACATAACAAAATTAAATAATGCTGGATTTGAAATTAACAGAGTTATTTACAGTTTAACTAATAATTAAAATTTATTTATGAAATCAATTGATCAAAAGCTGTTTGCATTACAGCAAGAGATAGGAGCTATCTCAAAAGATGCTAAAAATCCTTTTTTTAAAAGCAGTTATTTCGACATTAATATGCTGCTTGAAGAATTAAAACCACTTTTAGGAAAATATAAATTAGCAGTATATCAACCAATTAAAAATGGTGAAGTACATAGTATTATTAAATGTATAGAAACAAAAGAAAAAACAGAACCATCATACTTAACATTACCAGTTATTATTGATCCACAAAAATTAGGAAGCTGTATAACTTATTTTAGAAGATATACATTAACATCTTTATTAGCATTACAATCTGTAGATGATGATGGTAATTTAGCAAGTAATAAAAAAATTAATAATGCTGTAAATAGTCAGCCAGAAAAAAAGGATGAAAGAGAATGGCTACAAAAATGGCAATTAGATGCTTTATTAAAAAGCACAAAACAAGAAGCTCTAAGAATTATTAAAGATTATAGAATGAAAAAAGATTATAGAACTGAAATTAACAATAAATTTAAATTAAAATAATATGGAATTAAAAGGTAAAATTAAATTAATCAATGAAACGAATCAAATTAATGATAGTTTCCAAAAACGAGATCTAGTCATAACAACTAGTGATGAATATCCACAAGATATTATTATTCAATTTGTGCAAGATAAATGTGCTGTTTTAGATAATTATAAAGCAGATGATTTTGTTACAATAGGCATAAACATAAGAGGCAAAGAATGGCAAAGAGATGGTGTTACAAAGTATTTCAATACTATACAAGGTTGGAAAATATCAAAAGATTCATCAGAATTAGATTTAACTCCAGCAAGTTCGCCAGTAATACAAGAACAATCTGGTGATTTACCATTTTAGTTATGTGTATTAATGGTGAAACTTTTGAATATTATAAAATCCAACAAAGAGTTAAAGAAATTAAAAAGTGTATCAATACATTAAAATCACATGGGTACACAATAGTTGACTTAGAGGG